CCCCATATGGACATCACCCCACCTAGTACGGTAGAGCCAAGCATTGTTATTAGTTCTAGTGGTAATCCAAACATTATTTGTACATCTCTTCTTTTAGTTCTTCTGCTCTTTCAAAACGTTCTTGAGCTTCTGCTGTACCGCCAGAATGACCTACAGTTTTTGCAAGACTGGCTTGTGTTACATCTTTAGCAAAAAAGTCTTTACCTGCTAAACTTAGGTAAGCCATAGCAGCAGGTGCTGCATTTTTGGGATCATTGATTAACTCAGGATTTGCAACAAGGTCTACACCTATTATATCTCCTACTGCTTTATAGTTAGACTTCCCAGTAAGTTGAATTAAACCCCTGCCCTTATATTTACTACCATCACTGGGTTGAGTATTTCCTAAACGGTTTCCATATACTATGTCAAAAATATCATCTGCAGAATGATTTGAAGGTAATGCTTCAATAGCGGCTTTTCTAGCAGTCATCTTTGGCCCAAGTGTACCATCTTTCCTAGCATTTTGATCTACAAATACTTCTATGGCGTTTGCTTTAGAGTAGCCTGTCTCTACTAATGTACTTCCACCTGTTTCAGCTTCAACAGTAGCTACAAAGGCGGCTGCTTTCATTGGATCAGCTATATTTGTTTTTGCCCATGCTTTAACTTTATTTATGTCAGGAGCATTACCAGCGTCATTTAGCACATCCATTCTAGGTTTGGCATTTCTAGGATCAGCACTGTCTTGGTTCCTTAATGCTTCCATAGTTGCATAATCTATTTTTCCAGAAACAGGAAGTCCTACTTTGTACTGAAAGCTTGCCGTAGCTCTTTTAGAGTTGGGGCCAAACTTCCCATCAACAGTAACACCTAAAAGCCTTTGCGCTTCCATGTCCTCTGCTTTACGAGCTTCTATTGCGTCTACGTTATTGCTTTGTGACTTAAAACTTGTAGGTGACATTATACCCATACGCTCAAAACTAGCTTCTTGTGCGCTCATAGGATCAAGCTCAGTATCTCTTTCTGGTATCTGTCCTTTTAAAGAGTTTAACGTATCTGTAATTATATCACCAGATGAAGCAGTCTGTACACCTTCATTATTTTTTTCTCTATTTAAACCACCACGTAAAGCTGCCTGTGTATCGGACAAAGGTATCTCTATTCTAGCACCAGCATCTATAACATTTTTATCTTCTATTTCACTATTGAGATCCAGTATAGCTTTAACAGTTGTGTTATTATCTTTAGCAATCTGAGACAGAGTATCACCATCTTTTATCAAGTAAGATTTTGAAGGTGTAGCATTGCCAAGAGCTAATCCTCTAGGTATACCTGTTAGTGCCTCTGGTGTACTAGGCTGATCCATTGTAGGAGCAGACATCAAACCTTTACGAGGATCTTGCATGTCAGGGTCTTGTGTTTGAGTAACCTGTGGGGCAGCTTCTCTTGTATCGTCATAGCCACCAAACTGGTATGTGTCTGCACTAAATTGATCAAACGGATCTTTGATACCTTGAGTTGTTACCTCAGTTACAGCAGGTATCTTAAACATAGATCTTTCATACACAGGTAAAGCAAATACGTTCTGTTCTGGTTCATCTACTTTAGCACCAGCATCCATAAAGTATTCATAGATCTTTCTGTCAAGACTCTTTTCTTCTTTTTTAGGTTTATCAGAACGTGATCCTAGACCTTTAGTAAGTACTTGAGGAACTTCATCATAAGTACTACCACTGGCAAAAGAAGTCTTAGCTTCTTGCTGTTGTGTTACACCACTAGCTCTACCGAATGCTGCTTGTTGAGCTTTAAATGTTTGTCGAGGATCATATGTTGCCATTGTTATACCTATATTAAGATGTTTGGAATATTGAGTCCATTGCACGATCAGTAAGTTTACCAACAAAGGAACCAAGACCAGATTCAAATGCATCAGCACCCTTTCCATCTGCACTAATTTTAGCTGTGGCTACTGCGTTATCTCTATCTGCTGCACTTTCTGCAGAACGCCAAGCCCAACCCATGATGTCTCTTTCCTGTTGTATTACAGCATCATACGCTGCTCTTGTCAAGTTATTAGAAGCTATAGCTGCATCACGATTAGCTTGGTTGTTGGCTGCATTTTCTGCAGTAGTTATTGACTGCGCCCATTGTGCATTAGCCTGTGCTATGACTAAATGATTGTTTGCATTAAATTGATCACGTGCATTACTTAGACTTGTATTAAACTTTCCTAATGCATTAGCTTCCCCTGCATTGAAACGTGCCATACCATTCATTTGTTCTGTGTTAAACTGTGATACAGTGTTAGATAAGTTTGAGAAGTATTGATCAGTCTGCATCTGTGATGTAGCATTGAATTGTTTAGCTGCATTGTTAGCTGCAGTATCTGTGAACAAAGAGTTTACTATTGACTGTGACTGAAACATAGCATTCATCTGTTCATTGTCCAAGTTTGCCATGTCCATTTGTAAAAAGGTTTTAGCATTCTGTACTTGTGCTTGCTGTCTGTTGTTTAGATTAACCATGTCCATTTGTGATAATGTGGCTGCATCAGACATAACTTTAGCTTGTCTGTTACTTAGGTTAGCTAGGTCAACAGACTGTGCCATACGTGCATTCTCTAATGCTACCTGTTGATCTGCACTAAAGTTAATGTTAGCTATCTCAGATATACGTGCAGCATTCTTTACTTTAGTTTGAAAGTTTTGATCAAACTCCTGCCCCATAAACTTAGCACGTTGTTCTGCTTTAGCCATAGCCATTTGNTGTTTGTTAGCTGCGTCCATTTGTGCTATAGGAAGTGCTGACTCCATAGCAGCCTGTACTACAGCCATACCTGCAGCAGATGAAGCTCCTAACCCACGTGCAGCTAACATTGCATTAGCATTACGCATAGCTCCTGCAGCCCATACAGGCGTATCTCCCCCCTCAAAGTCCTGCATAAGATCGCCAAGTTCGTCCCGTACAGAAGCTGCTTTAGACAGTGCTAGAGTTTGTTCTACTTGCTTCTGGTCTACTGCACTACCGTCTATCATTTGTTCTGGTGTTACCTTTAGATCAGCAGGAGCATCTATCGTCTGTGCCTGTCCTAGTTGAGCAGCATCAAGGTTTAGAGCAGATGCTTGCATAGGATCTTGCTGTACAGGATCTATTAATGCTTGTTGACTAACAATACCTTGTGCAGCCTGAGCTTGTCTAGCAGCATCACCTACTGAGGCAGCAGATTGTGAAGCATCTATAGTACTCGCCTGTAAAGGATCAGGCATAGCTATCTGCTGCCCTGCTTCAGCTACCGTTTGTTGTGCCTGTGATGTAGTACCAAGTTGACCTGTACCTTCAGCTATGTCTGTACCCTCACCTTGATTAGCTTGTACATTAGCTGTTGTTACTGGCTTAGTAGGATCTGTTTGTATTTGAGATGTAGCCTGACTACCTGTTAACACTGGACTAGCGTTAGGTGTTGCAGTATCTGCTGGAAGACTAGTAAGTACATTTTGTGGGTCGTCTGTGTTGTCAGTAGTAGTTATACCTTGGTTCATTGCTGTAGCTTGTGCATTCATGGCATTTATTTGTGCAGAGTTTTCACTATTAAAATCACGTATAGCTGCTTGGTGTTGTTCTGCTGTAACTCCTGCACCTGGATCTACACCTCTGTCTATGTTAGCCTGTCTGTTTGCATCTCTTTGATCATTCATCTTTTGTATAGGATTTTTTTCTGGCGCTGGACCTGTTCCTATTCCTAAGTCTTCACGTGTGTAACTACCGCCTGGTCCTGTGCCTACGCTGGCGCTATAGCCACCTGGAGCAAAACCTCTCATAGGCTCACCTTCTACCATTTGCATAGCTGCCATAGTATACTTACCCATCTTTGCTGCAGCAGCAGGGCTTGATGCTAGAAACTTATTGATAGACTTTTCATCTGTAGGTCCGTTATAACCTAAAGCTGGTAATATCTTTTTTGTTAGTGTATCAGGTTTAAACCCTGCAAATTTCTTAGCCATTTTCTATTTCCCTATTTGCATCCACAATGATGCGGCAATGAATGTTATTACTGCTACAGTTGACATCTTAACCATAGTTGACCACACACCTTTACGTGTATCACGCCATGCCTCTAGTAAGTTACGCATTTCTGTTATGTCTTTACGAGCATCATCATCATGTAATCCTACTTCACGCAATGCCATCTTAGCTCCTCGCTTTGCTGCACGATCTAGCATAGCTTCTAATTCTTCTGGTGCTATACTAGACATTAACCTGCAAACCTTATTACAAAATAGTGTACGTTTGCAGCTTGGGCAGATGCTGATCCTCTTAATGTAAAACTAGTACTGGTACATTTCCATATACTCATGTTACTATTATGCGACCATCTACCAATGTTTTGCGCTCCCTGTCTAGTAAGATTAGTAGTAGTTTGATATTGATGATGTGAATCATTCTGTCCAGTGGCAGTAGAAAAAAGTATTACTAAATCATCTGCTTGACAACTAACTGTACTATCTGCAGATGTAGTGGCTAAACCATTAGCAACATGTGTGTACCTACCTGGTATGCCCCATATTCTTAAACCGTTGTGTGTGTTTGATGAACTTTTATTAAGAGTAGCACCAAGTGTACTACCGCTTAAATTATAAACACTAGAATTACTTGAAAACATATCAACGTTAAGATCTCCTACAGTTAGACCAGGAGAAGGAACTGTATAGCCTGTCAAAGACAAAGATCTTGTTGTTCCACCACTATCAGTGTGAAAAGCATTTGTTGCAGCATTAGTAGATATACCATGACTGTAAAATATTATTGTTGCACCACTAGCTTCAGCCCATACAGATGGTATTGTACCCCAAACACAAGAGACTGCTTGTGCGGTCTGATATCTCCAAGCGTTACTACCATACACAAAAGTTGCATCTGTTTCCACACCATTGCCATCAACTGCACCTGAATAACTTCTTTTAGAATCACCTCTGTTTACAGTCTCAATATAACTTCTATTAGTGCTTATAGATAGTACATCTGCAATGTTACTACCACTAAAAGCTGCAGCACCATACCATTCACTAAAAGACATTTGTGCGCCAGAACTTTTATCAATTAAGTCACGTATGTCAGAATCATTTATACCAGCCAAAGATCCCGAAGAACCTCCTGCTTCTACGTGTATATCATTAAGACTTATCTGACCGCTAGACTGTAGAGCCATTACTCACACTCACACTTTTTACACTTACATTCATCTAGTTTTTCTTTTAGTTCTTTGATAGCTTCTATTAGTAATCCATGAATCTGATCATACTGCACTGTCTTATACTCAACACCTTCTTCTCCATGAAATACTAGTGACTTATTTTCTACAGCAGATGGTAATACTTTCTCTACTTCCTGTGCTAGTACACCAGCAGATTTTTTACCATCTTTGTTATAACTAAATGTATAACCACTTAACTGAGATACTTTGTCTAAAGCACTATCTATCTTTTCAATATCATGCTTTAGTCTCTGGTCAGATATAGTTGTTGAGTAAGCTATAACGTTACCGTCTGCATGTAAGTCACCATCATTCTCAATACGAACATCTGTGTTGCCATCAAGAACAAAGTCTATAGATGTTGTGTTTATAGCAATGTAGTCATTACTGTCACGTCCTACGTGAGTTATACCATCTCTTAGGTCTGCCTCTACACTAAAAGTAGTACCGCTTAAATCTAAACCAGTACCTGCAGAATATGTTGTGTTAGTGTCTGTATTAGTAACAGTCTCAGTAGCCGTAGCTATGCCAGTAACGTGTCCATATGTATCAAGTGTAATATCTTGTATGTAAGTACGTCCACTGTTATCTGAAGAAGCCTGACTTGATGTATCAGCGTGTTCTACAGTAAAAGTAGTACCTTCACCTGCAGAGCCACTAACACTAATCCCATTACCTGCTGACACAGAGCCAGCATAGTTACCTGTAGTATCTGTGCCTAGTGCTACAGAATTACTAGCAATGGTTGCAGAGATTGTTATATCAGAAGTACCGTTAAAGTTGGCTGATCCTGATAAGTCTCCTCCCAACGCTATGCTACGTGCAGTTTCTAAAGAAGTAGCAGATGCTGCATTGCCTGTTGTGTCTTGGTTACCTGCAGCATTTACACCTGGAAGATTTATATTTGCTGAACCATTGAAAGACACACCACCTATAGTTCTAGCATTTGCAAGGGTTGTTGCTGTACCTGCATTACCTGATGCATTACCAGTAACGTCACCTGTGAGATCTCCTGTTACGTCACCTGTGATTGTACCAGAAGCATTTATCGTTGTTGCAGTTATGGCTGCTGCAGTGTTGCCACCTATAACTGCACCGTCAATAGTACCACCGTTTACGTCTGCTGTATCTGCAACAAGACTATCTATATTAGCTGTGCCATCTATAAATAAGTTACGCCATTGTTTTGTAGAGCTTCCTAAATCAAAAGTATCATCGTCATCAGGTATGATGCTACTATCAATCTCTGCACCAAAAGACACAGTATCTGTATCTGCGTTACCAAAAGTAAGATTACCGTTTATTGTAGCATTACCTGTAACTGTAAGATTACCACCAACGGAGACATCTGCAGAAGCTGTTACGTTTCCTGTTAGTGTAGAGGTTTCATCTACAACAAGTATATCTGTCCTTAGTGTACCATCAAAGAAGCCATCTTTCCACTCAATACTAGAAGTACCGAAGTCGTAGGTGTTGTCTACTTTAGGACGTACAACACTAGATGTAACTACAAAGTCCTGCGCTGGTCCTANNTTTGAAATGGGNGGACCGTTGCCTGTAGTGCCATCGTGTGCATGTCCTGAAGATGCATTGAATGCCCCTTCAATAGCATTATATTCTGAGTTAAAGTCTGCAGCATCAATAACTGCACCTGTAACTATGTTAGCTGTCGCTTGACGTGTATATCCTGCCATGATTATTGCCTATCGTTTTGTCTATATTGTAATACTGCTGAGTCTAATGTAAAAGGTGGGTTAGTACTATCGCTTGTTATTCTCATAGCAACTGTATGAAAAGATCCTATTAAGTTTTCGTTGTATACTCTTTTTAGTTTACTTCCATATAATACACCTGTGCCACCGTACACAGAGTTAGGTTGACCAAAAATAAACACACCACCTCCACCTGTTGTAGATCCAATTTCTATTTCTTCTGGTTGTATTATCCTTGTGTCACCCCCTGAATCAAAGTCAAACAAAAGTCTAAACTTTAAATCCATCTGACCTGTAGGGTCTGTGTATAGTGTTAACTTATATGCTGTCTTACGTACCTCTGGATCTGTAATAGACATAAAGGGTGTTTCCATAATAGTTTCTATGTTACTACCATCGAATCCATTTGTTTGTTCCATTTCGTATAGGAAGCCATCATTGTTAGCAAACATTATAGCTTCTGATGTTCCTGAGTATATACTATCTGCTACAAATGCTTTTATTCCTTTTGTAGTAGACCACTCAACACCTGAACCACCCTGAGATATAAATTTAGTAGCAATCAAACCTTCTGATGTGTCTGTGCTTTGAGATCCTACAAAGGCAAAGATTCTATACTGAGCTTTTTCTCTTATTATAACAGAACAGTATTCAGTTGTCGATCTTAAAAAGTCATCTGCGTCTTTAAATATTGTATCTGACGCAACGTCTAACGCAAAGTCACCTATACGATCAGTAGCACTTAATAGTCTTAGACCATCTGGTGCTAGGTACATTATGTCACCGCCAAACTCTTGAACACTATCTGCACTAATACAACCTATCTTATCAGTGACAGGTTTTATCTCAAAGAAAGGACTAGCACCAAGTCTTACTAATGATTGTATTGTGTCTGCAGTAAATATAATAAGCTTTTCACGAAAGACAGATAGACCAGTTACTGTGTTTCCAACATTTGAAACAAGGTTAGTAACTCCTCCACCAGACACATTAGCTATAGTAAATTGACCAGATACATAAATCTTACTGCCTTTAGAGTATACTATACTGTTGTCAAATACAGTAACTAGTTCTGCACCCTGTAAGTCTGTAGATATACCTGTGGTAGAAGAGGTTAAAAAAGATACAGTGTTACCAGAACTATTATATACGGCTGGATAGTTTATTCCATCTACAAATACTGTCTTGTCATCTCCATCAAAGTTAAACGTAACGTGTCGTAGTTTACCTCCACCTGTTAATGGTGAAGTAGCCATGTGTGTCCAAGTAGTGCCTGTGCTAAGAAAGTAACCTGTCTTGTTTACGTCTGCTGTTTGAAGTCCTACTTTTTGAAAAGTTAAAGCTGCATCATCTGACAGAGACTGTTGATGAGACAGTACAATATTATTCTGATCTGTTACTGTAGAAACCGTTACAGTACCAGAGATACCTGTACCTGTAACAACCATACCTACAACTATAGTACCTACATTACCATCCAAAGCTACACTAGTAGAGTTTGTTGTAGCACCGTTTACAACAGCCGTTGCTTGGTATGCTGTAATAGCAGCAGCGTCAATCTTACGTGCAGCTACAGCACGTCCACTAGATACAACTTTTATGCCTAGTACGTTTGCTGTGCCTGGAATCTCAGTAGAGCTAAACTTCTGATAGCCTCTTACTTTTGTGTAGCCACCCTGTCTGTCAGGTTCCATGTTTTGTAGTATAGTAGTTGTACCAACAGCATTAATACCCTGTTGTAAGGGAGACTGATTAGAGATCAAACCACCTTTGAACTCAACAGGAAAGGTAGACCATTGTGTAGCCATTAAAAATGTACTCTCATATCTCTTAGATAATCTGTTCTATTAATGTTTATACTTCTAAGATGCTTTATACCTTGTTGAAACTTCTGTAACATAGCATTCGAACTAGCTGTGTCTCCTCTGAACTGGTATGCATAATGCATTGCACCATCTACAATAGTAAATCTATACTGTTCTGGTATGGAGGGAACATCTGTAGCAGAGATAAGATCATAACCTATCCTATAGTATTCGTACACCATTTCATATGCTTTGTCTGGCATTGGGTAGCAGATTAGTTCTCTGTTAGGTGTCCTTATTATATGTGTAGGACATCCCTTTGTTTCAGTGTTATACTCAGCATCAGCATACTTTTCTAGATACTCTTCGTATGTCATATTCTTTAGCTTAACAGTACCAACATTAAGAGTAGAGTTTCTTTTTATTCTAACACTGTTCATGTTTATAGTTTTTGCATCATTAGGATAGCTGTATCTAGGTTCAGCTACAGTAAGTGTTTCTTCTTCTTCTGCATGGTTCCAAGGCCACTCATACTCTTCTTGTTGTATCTGTCTAATAGCAGAGTTTACTGCCTCTTTAGCAAAAGCAAAGAATCCTGTAACAGTAGCAAAGTTATCTGTAGTTAACTCTACTTCATTAAGCCTACTGTTGACATCGTTAACTAGTCCTATAAAATCATATGCCATATTACTTCTCTTTTATCTTTAGGAAAATGGAACGTTCAAAAACAAGTCCATCCCCTGTGGTTATCTGACAGGTAACTTTATATTGCTTGTTGTTTGTGCCTAAAGCAAAACGTGCAGTAGCAGTTTTACCTGATATAGTAGACTGTACAAACTGTAATCCATCTACTACTTCAGCATTAGAGACTGCTTCTTTAGCACCAGCAGCATCTTGTACAAACCAATTACTAGCAGATAAAGTATCATTAGGTATAAAGCGTGACCAATCAACACTATAGTCTACAGTTTCATCAGGATCTTTGTCAGGCCATTTGTAAGACATCTTTTGTCCTTATCGTGTTATTAATACAGTATTAGATATATCTTTGTGTGCGTCTATTACCAGTGTAAAGTTTTCAGCATTTATATGAGCTACTTTACTTAAACCATAACCTTCTTCAGGAAGTATGTAAACAGTTCTAGTTCTAGCGTAATCATCTGCGTGTGCGTCATAGTCAAATAAATTGTTAGCAGGTGCAGCTAAGTTTAAACTAAATGTGCTACCTAAACCAACTAGTGCCTGTGTTACATCAATTTCTAAGAATGGTGTTATATCAACAAGAGTTGTTGAAATACCGAAGCCACTTGTAGTTGTACTTGCTTTTGCGTTAAAGTCAAGCTCTGTTATTCCAATAGATGAAGATATTGCATCTAAAAAAACATCATCAGCAGGAAACTCTACAGCACTTATACCGAAAGTAGCAGTTGCTGCAGGAATTACCTTAGAAGCTGTAAGGTTAACACTAGGAATATTTGCGTTAGTGTTTGCTGTAGCTGCGCTGGTAAGTATGTTGGCTACTAAGTTAGTGCTTAGTGTACCAGTAGAAAGAGTAGCACTTACAGAAGTAGCTGCACTATTGTTTGCACCTCTAACAACTAAACTGTTTGCTACTATGTTTAAAGCAGGTGATGTTACCTGAGTTGCAACACGGTTTCTTGTAGATGTAGCTAGTGGTGCAGCAGATAATGCACTAAAACCTAACATTACTTGCTTATCCTTCTAATGTTGCGACTTTGGTTTTAAGTGTTTCTACTTGAGCCGATAGTTCTTGGATTGCTTTGATGCAGAGAGATACCATCTGCCCATATGCTATTGCGTCTGGCTCACCGTCATCGTTGTATTGAACAAACTCTGTCAGGCCAGCATCATGCACTTCTTCTGCAATCAAGCCGCCAAATACAGTATCACCATCGTTGTTACCTTTGTAGGTAACAGGCCGTAGTGACAACAGTTCTGTTAAACCGTAAGTAGCATCTTCAATAGTATTCTTATAACGCCTTGAAGATGTTGACCTATAGAAAGCCCCATCTGACTGAATATACATATTCGCAGCAGTAGCGGTAGTCGTTGAGTAAGAGGCTGGTGAATATGGAAGGCCAGTAGACTTAATGTAAAACCTAGGATTACCATCCCCATCAGACAGCACGATGTTGTTGCTTGAGGTGCGAATGTCTAGGCCGTGTTGGTTGCCGTTGTAACGTCCAATAATAATGTTATTTGAGCCAGAGGTCACAAGCCCCCCTGCATCCGACCCTAAAAATGTATTTCTAGTGCCAGTTGTGTAGTACCCTGCTTGGTTACCAAAAAAAGCATTAAAAGTACCAGTAATATTAGTATACCCTGCCTGATACCCGACTGCCGTATTACTGCTTGCGGTGGTGTTGGAGGTAAGTGCTTGTTGACCAAATGCAGTATTGTAGTTGCCAGTGGTGTTATCACCAAGTGTAATATAACCCACCGAAGTATTACTTGTGCCTGTAGTATTATTGGGAAGTGCAACATAACCCACCGAAGTATTACTTGTGCCTGTAGTATTGTCTTCCATCGAGCGATACCCAACAGCCACATTATTGGATGCAGTGGTGTTAGAGAGTAGTGCTTTTCGACCCACGGCTGTATTATAGTTTCCAGTGGTATTAGCTTGCAAAGCATTTACACCAAGCGCTGCATTGTCTCCTCCAGTGGTGTTGTAGTACAAAGAGTTAAGACCAACGCTAGTATTATTATCACCAGTGGTATTTGTGTACATAGCTTTTCTACCAATAGCCGTATTTTGACCGCCAGTGGTAGTACTATAAGCAGCTTGATATCCAACGGCTGTGTTTTCTACTGCTGTGGTGTTGTTTGCTAAAGTTTGAAAACCAATACTTGTATTAAACTGTCCTGTGGTTATTCTTCGCAAAGCCTCCATACCAAAACCAACATTAGCATTACCAGCTGTAATAAGTTCACCTGCTAAACTACCAACAAATGTGTTTTGATATGCAGTAGTCCCTGTGTACCCAGCTTTGTACCCCACCGCTGTGTTGTAGTCTGCGGTGGTGTTGTTTTGCAAAGCATCACGACCTACTGCTACATTATAATTGCCTGTCGTGTTGTCATAGAGCGTCCATTGACCTAACG